GTCGACCTTTCGGGACCCAAAACCGAATCGTAAAACATCGGTTATCGATGCGACAGATTGTTCTATTAGGACTAGTTCCTAAGAATAGAAATCTATCTTGATTGATAGAGATCTAGACTAGTAGAATAGTCTACTTGAGTGGTTCTCGATGGATAATCCATCATAACCTAGTGTCAAGGTATGACACAGTCTATTGGAGGTGTTATGCCAAAGGACACAACAAATCGATTGTTCTGGTTATGTTTGATAGTCTTAGCGTGGATTTTTGGATTAATATCCATCCCGCTTTTGGTTATCTCACCAGAACTAGACCTTGCAGGAGGTGTTATATGGACACAGTTGTCTCATATACTCCAACTGTAACTGACATAACGGCGTATGCTGGGGGTGTTGATCCTTGCGGATCGGACCTTTCAGACCGTTATGCTACATATCCGATTGTTATTAAAGAAGGATATGTCTCTTCCGTAAGGGGGAGGAGGTTGAAGGGATCGTGCAACCCGTTTGAAGTTTACCGTTTTAATATTGGCGGTAATAAACTGGTGCATGTCTGTAACCTAAATACCAATTCTGGTTTTCCAGGTGGTATGGTGGATGGTGGTACAAGGTACGTGTACTACCGCGGTTGCTATCCAGATAAGCCTTACTCTTACTACGTTAACCGTGATCTATATAAGATCACAGATGCAGACAGAGCATATAGAAAATATATGATCCAGAAAGCATTTGCAAAGGCTAACGAAGCAAAGTTTAACGCTACTGTGCAACTGGCAGAACTGGGCGAGACTCTTGAATACCTACATGGTATTGGGAGTACTCTCGTAAAGATCTTCTTCAAAACAAAGAAGGGGACCGTATCTCGTTTTTCAGACGTGATTGAAAGGGTGAAGAACCCCCAAGATACATGGTTGGAATGGAGGTATGCGATAATGCCCATGATCCTATCGATGCAAGACCTTTTAGAGGCACTTGCTCTAAAAGGCACGCCAAGTACCGTGTGTACATACAAAAAGGTCATCAATAAGCAAATCATTGATGATCCTTACACATGGGCTTGGGGTACGTTACACTATATCTGGGACGGCGTTACCACCACCAAGTATGGTGTTGGTCTTGATGTACAATTTCAGAACGACGTTGCCCCTTGGGGTACTGGCGCTTATGATACTGTACTAGCTGCCTGGGAGAAGACCAAATTGTCTTTTGTAGTAGATTGGTTCTTTGATATCGGCCAATGGCTCGAATCATTCAGAGATACAAATCTTAAACTTGGAAATAAATATGCTACAATTGCCAAGGAGACAAAATGGAAAGTGTACGTTGATAGAGGGAAATCGAACGTCAAGAGCTTTGTTTCTGCTCCCGATGAGAAAGATCCCTTTATTGTGTCCGCGTTTCACATGGATAGGATTGTTATGTCCGATGTGATTCCACCCACTACCCCGATGTTAACACCGGGGGTACTGAGTCTATACAGGAAACTGGATGGACTTTCACTCATAATAGGCCTTTTAAAAGGCTTAAAAAGGAGATAATATGCCAATTAATGGCGTAACTATCAAAGAAGGGGCATCATTTACCCCTGTTGGTGGAACCGATATTACATTCGATGACACCGGCGAAGAGATTGCAAACGGAATCGTTTGTGTCAATCAAGCCGAGACAGATTTCTTTGCACGCGAAAAGCTTGTTTGCGTGTCAAGGTTACCTGTACAAGATGCCAAAAGTGGTGTTTTTAGTAAGCAGAAGATTTCGGTTCGTATTATAGATCCGAAGAAACTTGCTGATGGGAGCATCTCCTATGGTGTTGGAAGGTTTGAGGTCGAGGCACACCCTGAAGGGGGTGTTACCCAGATTACGAAAATCCGCAAGCTTTTATTGGCTGCGGCAAACAGTTCCTCGCTTGATGCATTGTTCTCGGTTGGGTCTATTAAGTAATTAATGCCCACCCGGGCACAAACATGAGCCGGAGGTTTAAATGGACTCTCACAAAAGGAAGTCTAATCGTAATCGTCGTAATATAAAGACCTACGACACATCCGTCATATTACACAAAATTCATCGTAGTATGATTAGAGACCTTAACCCCTTAGAGAGCAGTTGGTTCAGAGATCCACGATCATACGATGGCCCAGGTTATAAAGACTGGAAGTCGTATGATTTTAAGAAAATGGCCCAATTGCAGCACTTTTTCAAAAGAATTGTGCTACCTACGGATCCCGATAATGATGTAATCGAAACTTTATCGATTAATAAATTTAGGGACAGCCAAGAAACTTTTGGTATTCGTAGGCACACGCTGAGATCTAAACGAGTCATAGAACGTGCATCTGCTATAATTGCAGGTGTGCTTGGAGAATTCGATTATAATGAATTCTTCAAATTCTGTAAATTCGGTAAGAAATCAGCTAAGGATTTACCACTCGAGAAATCCTATCTCGATAATAGGGTAAACTGTTTAAATGGGACTCCGTCCCAACTTGAATGGTTTAAAGCAGCTTGTAATGAAGATATCCATTTTCATCGAGCTGTTCGACACGGCTTAAAGAAAGCCTATATTGTCGATTCTCTTGACCTAAAAGCTGTGCCTAAAGCCTTCAACAAGAAAAGAATTATTCTACCAGATTCTACAGTCGGTGGTTTTTTATCGGCTGGTCTGGGACGTCTAATTCGATCTAAACTTGAGGGTGGCACACATATTAAGTTAGCTTCTGCTGAATCGATACACAAGTATCTAGCGAAAGCTAGTTCTGTATCCGGCACCAATGCTACACTTGATATGAAAAGTGCATCTGACTCTTTTGTATGGGAACATATTACTATGTTACTCCCAGAATCGTGGTTGCCTATTCTTGAAACTGTTCGTATTGGTAAGGTTAATATTACATACCCTGACGGTACGACAGCTGTTCAAGAATTAAGGTCATACATGCTTATGGGCTCAGGACATACGTTCCCATTGCAAACACTGTTGTTTTACTCAATTTGTAAAGCAACTTTGGAACTGTTGGGTTCCCGTGCTAGGGTGTATGTTTATGGAGATGATATTATTCTCCCATCTAAATATGCCTCCTATATTGTCGATATTGTTTACGACCTCGGGTTTACCATTAATGAAGACAAATCTTTCATTGATGGCCCATTTCGAGAGTCCTGTGGTGGCGACTACCATCATGGTGTAGATGTACGCCCTTTCATGCCTGAACATTTTTGTGAGAAACTTCACAAGAATGAGTATACCGAATTTCTCAACAAACTTTACAATGGCTTTCTTCGCCGTTGGGAATATGCTGAGTTACCTGAAACGCTTGATCTCATTATAACAGAGATTTTAGCAATTTGGGGTGAGGTATACCCAATACCTGAG